TACGTTGTTGTCATCAAGCTTCTGGATCATGTCACGGAAGAAAGCATCAGTGAACACGTCAGCCGCTACCATAGTGTCGTCGGTGTACTGAGTAGTAGTACCGGCATCATTAAAGAAGCAACCAGTATGCTGATAGTCAGTAGCCGCTGGGCTAAAGACAACAGTGCCACCATCACCAAAACCAGTACCCGCCGCGTGAAGGTCATTGTCAACCTGAACTGAAAGCGCGTAACCCGCATCTTCAGTGTAGAACTGACGGAGGCTAGAAAGAGCCTGAACTTCTACGATGTCTTCGATAAGACGTGAGTACTCGAAGTGACGATCGATATCGACAGTCAATTCGCTTTCGGTGTTTGCGATGATAGTAACCGCAGTGTCAGCCGCTTTCGCATTCGCATCACCACGAGTGGGCTTAGGAATGTGAAGCTTGTCGCCTTTCTTGCCTGACATAGCCAGCTTTTTAACAAGCGGAGCCATCTTCAGGTTCTTTTGGTAAGCGGCAATAATTTCGTCACTCCAGATCTCTGGAATAAACGTAGCCGCCTCTGTCTTCGCGGTATTACCAGCCGCGCCTGGGTAAGTTGCAGTAGCCATGTCAATCTCCTTTCAGATTATTTGACTCGACCCTCTGCGTATGCCTGAAATATTTCATTTGACAGGGCTTGGTAACGCTCGGGGTCTGTTTTCATCAGTTTAATGATGTCGGCCCTGCGATACTGTTTCTTTGCGGTTGACTCGGCACTGCCTCGAGCTTTACCTGTATTAGCCGCCCGTAGTTGTTGCTTACGCACCTGTTTTTCAACATTAACGGTTTGCTGTGCAACTACCTTTCTTTCTTTCCAGAGAGAAAATAGCTCATCAGCCGCGTCAGCATTGTACTGTTGGTCAGCTTCTACAAATAATTGAGTCCTAATCTTTGATGCCCCGATCCACTCTGCAAACTTCGGATCAGCAAGAATTGTTTGCATGTCTGGGTGTTTGTTACCCAAAGCCGCTAACGCCGCCTGCTTCTTGTAGTCTTCAGTGTATTTCTGGGCCTCTTTAATCTTAGGATGGTTATCAATTGCTCTGTTAACAGCTCCTTGAGGATCCGTAAAATAATCAATATCGCTTTCAGGCTCAACATTCTGTTGAGGTGCTGGCGATGGTGTTTGAGTAGTAATGTACTCATCCACTATCTTACGAAGCTCACCGACCTCGTTAGAGTGCCGACTCATCACCTTTTCAACTTCTTGGTGCATCTGAACAACTTCTTTCAGAGATTTACCTCGGTATTGCTCTGGAATATCGTTGTCAGTGTCAGTCTCTACCGAGTCTTGAGTCTGCTCAACGGCATCAACAGATTCCTCTGCATCAGCCTGCTGAGTCTCTTGGACTTCGTTTTCGATGTTTTCCGCATTCTCCTCTTCAAGGTGCGGATCAATCATCGTTGCTCTAGACATAATTAAACTCCGTTTGGAGATTTACGTTTCCTGCCAGCTTCTTCATGTTCCCGTACCCACTTCATGTGGCGACCTGGAAAGTCCCCACTAGATCCGTCGAGTACGCATTTAGGCGCTGACAGCATTTTAGTAGCAGTCAAGCCACAGTCGCACCTACTGACTGTCTCTCCACTGCGTACCATCTTTTCAAATATACGACCGCAATCACAACGAAAGTCGTATATCTTATACATCTAACTCTTCTTGCCCTTCCGCTTCGGCTTGGTCTCGCGCCGCAGTAATCGTTCCTTCTAGATTAATTACTGTAGCTAGAGCGGCAACCTGGCCTTTGCGATAGAACAACTCCTCCTGATCTTTAACTGTTTGAAGATCCGCTAACTGTCTTGCATTGTTAGCCAGTTCTTCTGTTAACTGCTTAAACCCAGCGTGGTTAAACAGTTCGTTGTAGTTGTTAAAGTACTCCTCAAGTTCAGGTGTCATAAATTCCCTCTTCTCTTTCGTTGATTATGTGCCTTGTAGCACGGTTTTTAAAAAATGTCAGGCTTTTTTGGTTGTCTTCCTACGACGGCCTGATGCTGTTACAGCATGTTTGATCTTGGCAGGGCCAGTCTTGCGCTTTGCCGAAGATCGTTTTTCTGCCGCAGTCATCTTAGCCGCTACCGCTTTTGGCCTGCAAGAAGGGTAGGGACGCTTACTTTTCTTAGCAGACTTACGACCACAAGGCTTGCCAGTTTTAACGTCAACCCACTCTTCCTTAAACCACTTAGTAAGACCGCCTTTCGTTTTAGCCATAAGTGCCACCACGTTTTTTATAGGTCTTAACTAGCCAAGCGTTAGCATACGCTGAGGGATAAACATCAAATTTACGTTTAGCCTCAGATTTTACCCGTGAGTAAAGCGCCTTGTTGTTTACATTCGCAGGTATCGCACTTTTCTTTTTAGGCTTTGCCTTTGCTTTAGGCATGACTACTTCTTTTTTTTGTTCTTCTTGTTAGTAAGCATGCGCCCGTTACGCTTAGGTAGTGCAGGCTTCTTCTTAGGCTTCATTGACTTCATTCCATAACCAGGCATAACACTCTCCTATTTTTTATGAACTTTCTGAATCGCAAAATCTGCTGACTTAGACGCGCCTTTGTGTGGCTTATAGCCTTCGGCAGGATCTTTCATCAACTTATACTCTTTGCCTTTTTTCATCCAGTGATAGCCTTCAGGTGCTTTAACTTTCATCACTGCCCTCCCAAGTATAAAAACTATAGGCTTCAGGATAATCAGCACAAGATTCATAGCCATCAATAAAAGCGTATCGCTCTGCTTCATACAAAGGCGATGTTTGAATAACTTTATTGCCTTCTTTGTCTAACAAAGTAAATCCCCACATAAAACCTCCTAGCTTTTTAATCTACCACTTAACCTTATGCGACCAATAACGCGCAGATAGCTTGCTGGGATTTGCGTCCTGAGCATTGTGTCGGGCGTAGTAACTCTTTTTTCGCGCTTTATCCTTTGCGGTTTTAGGGTTCTTGCCTGCACCTTTAACTCCCTGCTGACCAAAACGAATTGTCTTGATCTTATCACCCTGCTTCGCAACTACAACATGCGATTTAGTGGGATGGTTGGGCGTTCTCTTCGGTTTGTTGTACCCGCTTACGCCTACGCGCTCTAGTCGGGGATCCCTGTTGCTCATTGGTTAAAGCCTCCACCTTGGCCTGGAGTTCCTGCACTTGGCGCGCCAACGGCTCCATTTGGGCGTTGAGCTTGTTGTAAATCATTTGGAGTTCTCTGTCTGTTAACATTCTCTTTTCCTTGGATTTGTTTCTCTTTTAGTAGTGTGTCGGCAATCTTCATACGACGCTCAAACTCTTTGTCTTCTTGATCGCCTTCACGCAAGTTTCTAGTAACTGCATTGATTTTGTCAATCTCAAGCTCTTGCGGAACAACAGCCGCCTCAGCCGCAAGCTTCTGCGCTCTAGCCGCAGACTCTTGTGCCTGTGCAGATAGGGCCGCAGTTTGTGACTGCTGGAATTGCAACTGTGCTTGTTGCGCTTGCATCTGCATTTGCTGTGCCTGAGGATTAGGTTGCATCGCCTGAGACATAGCCGCCAATAGTTCCTCGCGGTTAGAAAGGTTCATGTTGTCTACAACAGACTGAATCAGGGTTGTATAGAGCGGCGACTCTTTACCCATGGTCTGCAACAACTGTACCAACTGAGTCACTTCGTACTCACGAGCAATGATACCCAGCGTACTACTAGCATTAAACTTGTAGTCAGCAACAGGGTAGTTTTCAGGATCAAACTGCATGTATCGGTGTGCGGCCTTCTTAACAAACGGAATCAAGAAAGACTGCTGGAAGTTAATTAGTGTGCGTTTATGTCGTTTAATCAAAGCACCGAGCGACATGCTGATTCCTGCCGCCGTCGATTCACCGTTTACTTGACCTGCAATACCCGCAGAATCTACTGCACCTGTGGCCTGCTGAACCATTTGTTGTAATGCACCGGCTTGTGCAAACGTAATCTGACCTACCTGACCAAAGTTAAATGGCTGGAGTACCTCTCTAGGATCTCCGTTGGTCAATACCATTTTGCCTGGTCTAATTTCTGGTTTAGCACCTCTTGGCAGGCGAGTCGCATCAATCGCCATCATTGGATGGATTGTTAGACTTAGCGCATCAATACGCGCTCTGAGTTCTGTATCCAATGCCTTTTGGCTGTTGTAGCCCTTTTCGCAAACGCCTCTTCCCCAAAAACGTCCAGGCACCACATCCCATGGGAATGCAACAACAGGGCGATCACCCATCATGTAAGGGTTAGCTTCTGCCTTGAGTAACGTGCCACCGTTAGCGATAACGATTACAGCTTCTACATACTGGCTATCGCCTTCAGACTCTTCATCCATGGCTTCGTTAAGAAGCTCTCTAGGAACAAGGCCGTAGTATTTAGTAAGCCGAACCTTGTCATCGTTGTAGATTGTAATGTCTTGATCGGGTTCGAGATCAGTATCAGGAGCCGCAGATCCTATGTAGGTATCACGGTATACGCCTTGCTCTTGCAATAGCTCGACTTGGTGACGACTGACAAACTCATCAATACAAACACCCAATGCCTCATCAACACTGGTAGCTACAGGATCAATCAAGAAGTTTTGAGGTAGGACGGGGCGTAGCTTTACTTTGACCCGATCATTAATCGTAACACCAACCGCCTGAAGATCACCATCCATAATGGGTTGAGTGGCAGGAGCCATCTCTTTCATTTCTTCAATAACGATTTCACCAACACCTGTGCCGAATACGGCGGCATTGATAAGGCATTCCGCAACAGACTTACGGATCATGCAGTCTTCAAAGTCTTCGGTAAGTTTGTTTCTTAGGAAAAGAACGTCTTCCCTAGAGGTATCGCCAAAGTTATCGGAGACATCGAACCACTTGCCTCTGCCAAAGGTGGCTTCTTCTAGCTCGGCAACATTGGATTCGACAGCCTGTTGTAGAGCAGGAGAGATAATACGGCTACGCTCACTCCGACGCTCGCTATCAGCAGGATCCCAAATCCCACGCCAAAGCCGATAGTATTCTTCAAAACGCGCTTCATAGTTTGATTCATAGTAATCACGCCAGTTCTCACACTTTGTCATTACCCAGCCTTCAACAGACTGCTCAATCATTAACGCATCTGGTTCGTATATTTCGTCCATGTCAGTATCCCGCCACTATGTCTAAGATGTCGTGGTCATCTATTTCGTATTCGTAGTCATAGACTACTTTCGCTAACTGGTCGATGTAAGCCAGAGCGTCTATCAAGTCATCATGGGTCAAAGGATCAGGGAATTGGAAGAGTTGGTCAAGGAATCTTGCATTCCATTCACCCTTGTTAAGTGTGATATAGCCATTTTCAAAACGACCTTGTAACGCCCACATCACACGATCAGTTTTCTTTTTGTTGCCATGGGTTAGTTCTTCTACCCGAAAAAACGTACCGTACTTTTTTTGTAGGTCAACTAAAGGTGACATAACCGCTTGCTTGGCAATGCCCCTTTCGATACCTACCGATACCGGCTTGTAATCTCTTACGGCTTGGAAGATTTTGATGGCCGTTTCGTCGAGCGTCCACCTGCCGTAGATGATGTTTTCGACGTACCAGCCTTCTTCCGAGACGTTGACGACGGCGATCGCGGTTTCGTCGAGCTTTTGGTTTTTGGTGCGCTTTTTGTTGACTTCTTCAAAGCCGGCGAGGTCGATGGCGATGTAGTAGTCTCCGGCGGGATCTTTATCAGCTTCGACCCGAACCCAATCTTCCTTAAACATTTCTGACCCACGAGCTTCAAAGCTTGCCATAAATTCTTGACGGAACGCATAACTAGACATACTCCTCTTAGCGATATCAATTTCATTCTTGTCCAATAGTGGATTGTCATAAGAAGTAAAGTGCCAGGCACAGTACGTCGGATCATCTCCTAACTCCGCATATTTGTACAGTTCGTAAAAATGGTTTCTTCCCATAGGCGTCCCAATGAACATCGCACAGCCTTTTTGGTCAGCCAATGCGGGTCTCAGGATTTGCTCGAATACTTCGGGCTTCATATCCGCGTATTCATCTAACACTAGGAACTTGAGCGAGACACCTCGCATCGTCTCTGGTCTATCGGCCCCCTTGAGGCTAATGGTTGCTCCATTGACCAGTTTGATTTGG